ACCGACCGCTGGTTGTGAGGGATTTGTGAGGCGCAACACCTAACCCTCTGTAATCATTGGCATGAACGTCAGGTTAAAGACCTGACTGACCTGCCTTATTGATAATGATTGTCATTCACACCTGCTCGCGCGCGCGAGTCGCGCCACCATCGTGTCCTGACAATCCGTTGTTTGCGACCTCTCCCTCGCAACGGTCCACGACACTGCGCTTACAACCGATACAGATTATGTGTGGCTGTTGATACTCGAAGCGCGTGACACGTCCACACCAGGGACAATCTGATTGCCCGTTAAGATACCTCGACAGTTCCATTGCCCCAGCTCAACGTGATTGCATTAGGCGTGTCGTCACCTTCATCCTTACGAGCTCGCAGACCATTCGATGCGACCTGCCGAATAAACTTGTCCTTGTAGTCGGCTTCGAGCCGGCGCCGATTGACCTCGGCTGATGCCATCTTGGGATCATCGGGCAATGGCAGCTCGATCAGATCAATGATCTCATCACGTAACCGTTCAGCACGGATGGCTTGCGCCTTACGATAAGCTTCGTACGCGCTATCATCCTCTTGGATGTGCCTGAGCACCGTTCTGTCTGATGGCAGCTCCTTGTCCTCTCGGCAGATCCTAGCCAAGGACATGCCCTCGCTCATGCGTTGACAGATCACGTCGAAGACAGCGCGCTTTATTCGTTCACGTTTAGCCAATGTTGCATCTCAAAAAGATGCCGGCCACGAGGGCCGGCATAAGTTTCTAATCAGGGAGGTGATGCGCCAAGAATCTCTTGCGTCCTCTGAGTTGTGAGGGGCTTACTAGGCCAGACCCAGAGAACAAAACTCTCAACGTACATAATTTATACTAGATTTAGTACGCATTGTAAACACTAGCTACGACATTTTGTACCACAGCTCTAAAATGGCCCTCTCGAAGCGCCTCTTCACTGTTTGGGCATGTACACCCATCATACGCCCTACTCGCGCCCAGTGCGGCCCTCTGGCCCTCCTAGCAGCACTATGCGCAACAGCCCACACCAATTTTCGGTCTGAATCGTCGAGCATCATGGTCAACCTCAGCGCCTTGTCGTAATTCGTCACCTCTTTAGATGTCGCCGGCCCGATTGAATACTCGGCCGCGTGATACCCGTAGGCCAACTGTGGATCTGGTGCGACTTCGGGCCAGCATCCCTTTACCCTCAAATCATATGCTCGAGGCAACTTCCTCTCAGTCTGAGCTGCCTCAAAAAATAACCCGGCCAGATCGTCCACAGTGGCTATGTCCATCACCGGCTCCAAATTTCATACGTACATTTTTTTGCATGTGGCGTATCCCAAATACCAACAGCCAAAGCCCTGTCTGGTGTTCCACCTTTACCTAAGTAATCTTCTCTATAGTCCAGATTTATCCACCTTGTTGGCATATGTCTTCTCCATTGGTTGCTGCCTTTTTTGCATGCCCACAATCTTTCAGGACAGATCAATGCCATTCTCAAGACGCCAATGGAAAACGCATGATCAATAAAATCTCGGATGCAATGAAACGGGGGGTTGGTAATGAGATCCGTTGTTTGTGCGTGATCCCAATCAAAGAAATTTTGCCCGTTGGTTATATCGTGTCTGATCGTTTTGCGTTCATAGCTGTAATCGAGCGCATCAGCAAATCGCCCATCACCTGCACACGGCTCCCAGGGAGTTACGTTTTCCCAATTCAAATTTTCTATTACAATTTTGATTATTGAATGCGGGGTTGGATAATAATCATTTGGTTTACGCATCACCCACATACCCCGCATTCGGACACCGCATACCGCATACCTATAGGTATATGCGGTGTTTGCGGTGTGATTACCGCAAAATGACCAACACCGCTTTTCGGTGTTTGCGGTGTTTGCGGTGTTTGCGGCATCAGATCGCCCATATCAAATCACCCTTTTTCATGAGGAATTCATCGCCCACGAGACCATCGAGGGCTCGATTGAAAGCGGTAGATTTGTGCTTGGCATCATTACTCATGCGTTCATATGAGCTGTGCCTGAGCTCGGCTTCAGTGATTGTGGCAACAATGGGGCCGTCTACACCGAACACTTGCTGTTGGATGCCATCAGCTAAGAGCTGCTTGGCAACCGCATAGACGAGCTTCTGTTGCTTGCCGGTTGGCTTTCGATCTCGTATGCGCGCTGCGCTCGACTCCACTTCCTTGACGATACAGCTTGTGACCGACTTGCCGCGGGGATTGGTGCCGAGCTCTACAACGTCCAGTGTGAAATGAAACACGCCCGAGATCTCGAGCTCGCGTTGCTTGGTCACCGTCGCCGTCGATGTCATCCCATGTTTGTCAATCTCAATCTCAGTATCAGTCGCAGCTCTCAGCGCTGAGCTGCCTCGAGCTCCAGCCTCTTTCGCTTTGCCACTGTGATGTATGAGCATGACGTGCGCGTTTGTAACGTGCCGCAACCTGTCGCAGTTGTTGATGAGTGCGCCCATATCTTCAGCGGTGTTCTCGTTGCCCGTCATCACCCGTGCCAGGGTATCGACCACAACGAGTGCGATGCGGCCGAAACGGTTTTTCGCGAGACGCACTGTGTTTACCAGCTTGTCGATGTCGCCGGCGGGATCGCTCATGTTGACTGTGCTTGGCAGCACAGCCAGTGGCACACCCTCAACTAGCCCGTGGTGCTTTTTAAATGCGGCGACTCTGTTCTTAATTCCATGTGCGCCCTCGGCCGCAATGTATATGACGCCGCCTTGCTCGACCTCTTTATCACGCCAGCGCCATCCCAACGCCACATGCAGGGCGAGATCGCTTGCGAAAAATGTCTTGCCGCAATTGCTTGGCCCGTACAATACGCTCATAGCTCCGCTGATCAGGACGCCTTCTACGAAATCATCGGTGGCGAGCGAAGCCTGGATGTCGTCCGCGGCCAGCAGCTCAAAGACATTGCCCTCATCGATCACATCTTCGACTGGATCTTCTACGAGCTTGCCAGCATCGAGTACTTCCATCGTCAGCTCATTGCCGGCATCGAGCCAATCGCTCACGTCTGACTTAGCCGGCATGTTCTTACATATATCGCAGACACGTATCTCTCCGGCGTCGTGCCACCACAGGTTCTCGACAATCTTTGTCACACGATCTCGACCAGCCTGATCGTTATCCGGGATGATGTAGACGCGCTTGCCTTTGAAATACTGCGCCAGCCTTGTATGCCAGCCGCCGGCTCCGGAGATGTTTGTCGTGGCGACGATGCCAAGCTCATGCAACCTGTCTACATCCTTCTCGCCTTCCACGATCACAACGTAATCGGACTCTAACATCTCGGGCAGCCGGTACGGCACCGTCTCGATACCTTTGATGCTCAGTATCCATTTGCCTGGGTTGTTTGGATCTGGCCGGCGTGGCCTAAAATCTTTTGGCATGTAGCGGCAGACCTGCATGTGCAGCTCACCATCCGCGTTGTGATAATCGTATTTCCGTACGATCATGCGGGTATAGTTTATGGCTGGCACCTCAACAGGCGCAGAGAAGTATCCACCCTCGCCGGCCTCGTGATCAAACCATGCGCCCGTCTCGAGCTCGACAGACTTCGAGCCCTGCTTGCCGAACCGAAGCTCGCGCTGGTTCGACAGGCGCTGGTTTAAATTTGCGTGACCGAATTTTTGCAGCGCCTGTTCCCGGACCTCTGATGGGCTAATATTCACTTCTGTCATTTTTCATTAATAAGGAACGCGATTTCATCCCAGCGAGCTGCCTTTTCTGCCAACTCTCCTAATTTTTCTGCCGTCAGTTCACACGTCCAAAAAGTATTGTCGCATTGTTGACAGACGCGCCTGCGGGTTTTCTTAGTCAGTGTCGCGGCATAACCTTTAACACGCTTATTGTTGCCGTCAGAGCTTGCTATAACATGGAGGTCTGACGAACCACATGACGGACATATAAAATGAGGCCGCTCCAACGGCTCGGCTTTTTCCGGACAACTTTTCAGCCTGATCTGGTCGGCCACTCTTTTGAAATCTAGATTTATTTTCGCGAGCTCGTCCAAATCTCTGTCCTTGATGTTAAGGGTTCCACGAAAAATTTTCCCGAGCCTTTTGGCGTTTAGGTCTGTCAGTCTTCCAATGTCCTCAGCGTTATAATTGTATTTATCCATCAGGATTTTGATTTCCGAAAAATCTTGCTTTTGTGCGTAATCATCAACGAGTGCTTTAGCTTGATCGATTTCAAGTTCTTTGAAGCGTTGCTCCAGTACGAGCATTTGGTTCATCAATTGATTTCGTCTTTTGTGCAACTCAGTCATGGTTTTGCTCCTTGTCTTCTAATTAAAACGGGATCTCGTCGTTGAGCTCATCGAAGGACGTGCCTCGGCCTTCGCAATAAGCTTGTGTGTAGCAGCGCAGCGCTTGCAGCCATTCGTCCGGGGTCAGCCCCGGCGTAATCGTGCGACCGATCGAGTCGAGGTATTGTCCCATTACCTTGCCGGCTTCTAGCATCAGCTTGTCTTCGTCAGGTCTCCAGTCCATGTGATACTTAACTCCTTTTTTTGCTTTCGATCGCCAAGCGCCCTGGTGTTGCATGCTGCAAAACCAAAGTTCCGGCGCGTGTAAATTGCTCCAACTCAAGCCAAAACCCCGCGACGGTTTTTTGCACACGGGGCAAAGCTTCATATTTGTTTGACCTCTACGCTGACGACATCGCTAAGCTTATAAAAAGGCTCCAGCTCATCGCCGTACTTCTCTTTGACGGCGCTTGTATCGAGCGTTCGACGAGATATCTTTTTGATGATTGCCTCGTGCGTTGCGCCGACACAGTTCCCCACCTCTTTAATCTTCTCAATGGTCTCTTTTTCCTCGGCCTTCAGTTCTTTGATGCGCGCTCGCAGGGATGCGAGAACGTCAGGTAGGTTTTCATTTTCGCCAGTGCTATTGAGTTGAAATGGATTCGTCATCGCGTGCTCCTTTGTCTTCCCATCGCTCGCCATTATTGAGCCGATAGATCACAGTGTTTGTTGTTTCGTTGGTTTCTAAAACGATGCCGGGGACATACGCACCCCGGAACCGTTGGTCCGGGCAGCCAGCTCGCTGTTCACTTGTCGAGAGAATTTTCTGGTGCCTGTGGCAAAACCAATCGCCATGTTCGACTGCCTCGGACCAACAACATGTGCGGCACGTCCTAGTCGGCGTGGCGCCCTCATGACAGACAGAGTGAAATCCGCAAAACTGTTTGCAGACCCAATTGCCAGGGTTGTCGCTGATCCGAGCCGGCATGATATGCGGCTCTTGAATAATTTGATGCGCTCGATCAACGTACCACTCTGCCGCCTTGCGACTGTAGTTCGTTCTGATCGACTCCCACCGGCGCCCACCGGCCGAAGCCACGACCATGTAGTGACGTTTGTGACCGCGATAGTGCATGTAGCATTGAGCTTGCGCGTAGTACGTTTCGTTCCACGCCTTGAGGACTTGTTTCTCGTCGCCAATATCATATTTCAACTTGCAGAACTTAGCGAAGCCTTGGTCGTTCGTGCATTTAACCTCGAACACATGCCATGTCTTTGGCGCCTGTATCAGCCCCAGGATCTCGCCATCGAGATGGCCCAGGAAGTGTCCGTTTAAATCTGAGACCTCTAATTGTTTGCCGGTCTCCGGATCGCGGTCGATCAGTGTGATGCCAGGAACTCTTCTGATGCGCTCGATCACAAGGTCTTCAGTGCGGTGGCCGTCCGCAAAATTCTTGAGTGTGTCAGCTCCGAACGGCTCTTCCTCGACCATGTGCAGCCGGTAGTAAGATTTGCGCGCACAGTCGCCGATACCACTGATACCCAAGTAAGTGCGGTTAGCTCGCTGGACCTCAATCGCTTCAAGTGCGCTGTCGGCCGCCTCAAGTGTAGGGTCTCTCTTTAGGTCTAGCTTGACCATCATACGTGCCTCATAGAAAAAGAGAGGGCGAGGCTATGCCCCGCCCTTGGTTTATTAAGCATTCCAAGGTCTGGCATCAGTTGCCGGCGCAGTTGGTTGCAGGGGTGCTTCTGTCTGCGCTGGCGCTGGAGCTGCTTCGTAAGATTGAGCTGCAACAGCCGGCGCTACAGCCGGGGCATTGGCGGGGCTGTAACCCGTGACCTCGTTGTACTCTGGGTTGTCCGTTTGGATGTCGATCTCGAGTGTCGCCCGCTTTTGCAACAGGTGATCAGTGTCAGCGATGGTCGTCATTCCAAGAGCACGGCCTAAACTGCTAAGGCGCTCCTCTGCCATCGAGACCGTATTTGGCTTGTCATACCAGAGATAGATTTTATCCCAAACCAGCCGGCCGCTCTCGAGCTTCCATACAAGCTGGAGGTATGAATTGCCCGGTTTGTTCTTCGACTCGACAACTTGAACATCATCGATCTCGGCAACATATGAGCCCGGTGGAACCGGATCATATTTCTTATCTAATGTGCCATCGCTTGGCGCGGTGACCTCGTGATTAAGTGCAACCATGTTTTCTACTCCTTGCTAAAAATTGCTGCCTCGAGTGCATTCCAATCCAGCGGCAGCTCTGCCGGTATCGGATAACGGGACTTAGCGATGAAGGCTGGCGCGGCTTGTGTCTTGATCACACGCTCGCCCGTGCTCATTGCGCGGGTTCGCTTGCGGCCGAAACCTGTGTCGGTTTGCTTGACGGTTGTTTGGTAAGTGCAAAACCCGATCAGATCGCAATGCTCCATCATCACCGCGGAAGCATTTTTATGCGTCTTGATCTCGTATCGGTCGTATGGCTCCGAGTCCGGGTCTTCAAATCTTTTGACTTGGCTGTGTGCCAGGATAATCACGATCATATTTTTCTGATCGCGAACCGCATTGATGCCAGACACGAACCGCCGCCATACATCGCCGGCTATCTGGTAGCCTTTGCCATAGCCTGGATCTTCAATGTGCTTCCACTTGTGCGCCTCGCACACATGCTTGTAGACAAGCGGCTCAAGCCAATCGAGAGAGTCGATTACCAATGTTGAGTAATCGTGATCTTCTTTAATGATCATTTCGAGCTGCGCTTCTACATCCGCGTACGTGTCCGGACGTGGCAGCCGATCAGCTCCGACAATGTCTGCGCCGTCTTCAGTTTGAATAAAGATAGGCTTGGGCGCGCTTGCCCCGAATGTCGTTTTACCGACTCCCGGCGGCCCGTAGGCTAACACCCTTGGTGATTTAGTTGCGGCCCCACTGACCACATCTTTTAGCGATACCATCACTTGCTCCTTTAGTTGGTTAACAATCTGCTCTGCTTCGACTCTTCATAATCTTTGATCATCACCTGCACCCCACTGACCTCGTCGCTCCAATAGCTGCGCAGGTCATGGATGTAGTGATCGTTCTCAACCACTTGGATTGCCTCGAGTAGATCGAGCACCGCCTTATTCACGTTATCGATATCTCGCTTGCGCTTGTCCGGGCGCCCAACGGCCAGCTCCATTGCGATGGGATAGTCGATAGGTTTGGCGGGTGTGGTTTGTGACCGTAAAATGCGCGAGGCTTCGTCAGCCCACTCGGCGTACACCTTCGTCCGATACATGCGGGGTCCGCTAAACCGCCACAGGCGATTGACGCTTGGGGGGTAGGGCAGCAACAATGTGATCATGCAACGATGTCTTCGTTGTATTGCACGTACGCCCGGTAGTGATCGTTCAAAGCCACCTGACCCTGAGTCGCTTCAAAGACAGCATGGACATTTGCCGGTCGCGGCATGATGCGGCCCTCCGACCACTTCATGACGGTGACCCTGCTCACGCCAACGCGCTCTGCGAACGCGGTGTATGTCAGGTCTTTAGCTTTTAGGAAGGTTTTCAACAGCATCCATCGCGGCCTTAATTAGTATGTTGGCGTACACTTTTTGTACGTGTCATCCCGTACTAAATCCTGTAGTGTTAAAAATCAATTAAAAAATTAATGTGCTCTGATCAGGGGACGATTATGGTTATAAAGAACCGCATTGCTGAGTTAGCTCAGAATGCGCGCATGACAGGGACTGAGTTAGCTCAGCGCCTTGGCATTGATCCACACAAAGCGCGCAGATACATGCGCGGTGAAACGCCGCTGAAAGCGGACCTCGCCGCGCAGATAGCGGAGATCTTTGGCGTAAGCGTCGAACACGTTATGGGGTTGGGCGGCTCGGACGATCCAGGCAAGCAATCCAAGCTGCCACTATACGGCACGGCACAGGGCGGCGTGGGGTCTGACATATCCGACATGAGCTACGCGATAGATCACCTAGATCGACCGGGCTTCCTTAGATCTTCACCGAACGCATACTGTGTGTATGTAACTGGCGAATCGATGGAGCCGCGCTACTACGCCGGCGAGATCGTTTACGTGAACCCGGCGCGGCCGATTCGTCGCAATGATTATGTGGTCATTCAAACCCATGATGACGATGGGCATCACGCTATGATTAAGCGCTACATCTCTGCGTCAGATGACAAGGTAGTGCTCGAGCAAGTCAACCCGGACAAGCGCATCGAGCTTGATAAAGATGCGGTCGAGGGAATTCACTTTGTCCAAGGCTCGTTCATAACTTAGTTGACGAGAGTACATTTTATGTACTAGACCGGACACTCTTTGTACTAACTAGAGGAGTGTCTCATGGACGCAAAAGAAATTTCATTTGGAATAGTGGCTGCGGTTACCGTCGCTGGCGCCTTTTATTTATGGACGTGGGTGGGCTGCGCGCTAGTCGATAGTTGTTGGAATGGGCTAACGATATCGATCAGTGAGTATCAGCGATGAAGGGCGTCTTGTTGACTGTGAGCGAAACGGCTCTTGAGCTGTTTGGCGAAAACACCCAAAGCAAGCGCCGAATAGTGAGGCGCCTAATTGAAGATGGTCAGCTCAAAGCACTGCCGCACCGATCAAGCTACTACGTGCCGGCTGCGCAAATTCAAAAGATGCGTGGCGAGAATGTCGGAGTGTGATTACTGCCACGGCAATCATTATGTCGTGATGTCTGATAACTCCACGATCAATTGCCCGAAGTGTTCCGAAGTATCAATTGTCGAGTCTGACCGAAAAATCGACAGGGGGTTTGTATTAGATCGCGCTAAAGCGTTGATCACCGGAGAGCGCGCCAAAGAGCATGGCGAGGCATCGGTTACCTTCAGCAAAATTGCCGAGCGCTGGAGCTCTTTGCTCGGGTGTGAGGTAACTTCGAAAGATGTAGCTTTGATGATGATCGAATTGAAAATTGTGCGCAGCAAACAAAATCCCAACGCCGAAGATAATTACGTTGATATTGCCGGTTATGCCGCGCTGGGGGCTGAGCTTGACTAGCTCAGCTCCCCACTAATCTCATTATACAATAACGAAATCATGGCATCGAGCGAGGGGTATTCCTTATCGGAATGTTCCGCGAGCACTTGCCTGCACTCATCATATAAATCCATGATTCCAATTTCACCATTGGATTTAATCCTAAGCTTGCGCTCGATCTGACGGCTCAGGTCTGAAGGCGGTGTTGTGGGTAATAATTTCAATTCTGTAGACATGTGCGACTCCTCTAATCGCAAAGTCGCACATGTCGAAAAAAAAAAAACGATTAAAATTTACAGCTATTTTTTAACTGCTTTTTTGCCATTTCGTCAATTTTCGCGGCATCGATAATTTGTTCCATACTTTTCGAATTTTCGGTTAGCTGTGACATTTCTTGTAGTGCTTCAATTAATCCGTTTCGTTGTGCGAGACGGACGTTTTTCTCAACCCCAAATTCGAGCCACTCGCGCACGGAAATATTGGTCAAACATAGTACGCTATGGCGCTTGTCTTCGCTAAGTTGGTGTCTCTCGACAAATCCGCGATCAATCGACTCGTTAATTATTTTTTTGCACGTAGCCAAGCTCTTGTTTTCAGCCGAACGCATTAAATCGACCACCTCTCCAAGTCGCCGACCAACGATTCTTGAATTGTAGGTACAAACAGCTTGGCCTAAAGAGGCGAGAAGCGCGTGAACCAACATGACATGGGTATAAGATCTAGAAAAAAAGACTTTTGACTCGGCTCCATGTCCATTGCTTCGCCAATGAAGTAACTCGACCATAAAAGCTGCGTAGGCGCGCGTATACTCCAGCTCTATGCAATGCCTGTTCTCTAAGAGGGCGTCCATAAAATTTGGATTTTGTTTTGCAAATTGAGGCATGATCGTCTCCCTAACCAAACGCCGCTTCAAACTCTTCGGAGAGTTTGGCATCGCGTTTCTTGTTTTCCATCCAGTGCGCGTAAGTCCTTCGAGTGAAGTCAATGGAACTATGCCCCATCAGATACGTGACCGTGGCATCGGGCTTATCCAGTACAAAGAATAAAACACTGGCAAAATAGTGCCGAAAGTCGTGCAGTGTGATTGCCTCGACGCCAGCATTTTTGCAGCCAACCTTTACACCGCGCTCGCGCCAGTTGTCGGTCGATGCAATCTCGCCTGTGGCACTCGGGAAAACCAGATTTCGGCACCGTTGCTGTTGAGGCTGCGCCATCTTCCACTCGCGCAGCTCCTGTGTCAGAGTAGCTGACAAGTTGATGTCCCGGAACCCAGCGTAGGATTTCGGATTCCCCAGCTTGCCACATTTTTTACGAGCCATAACGACACGCACAATTTTCTCATCGAAGTCGATATTGTCCCACGTCAGGACGCAGAGCTCGCCGGCGCGCAAGCCGGTTGACGCAGCGAACTTTAACAACAACCGGTAGCGCTCCGGAGCTGCCGCAATAATCGCTTCGATCTTCTCTTTCGAAATGCGCTTAGCTTTCTTGCTAACCGCTGACGATTTTTTCGGTAAAGATAATTCCGAGCCGGGGTTCACATTCACCGCGCTGGCTAAAACGCCGAACGACAGGATCTGTTTAAAGATTACTAAAATGTTGTGAGCCGTCTTGTGAGCTCTGCCGTCTTGGATTTGCGGGACGATCTGCAACGATAATTTGCCGGCATGCAATTCTTTGACGATTGCATCGGCGAGCGGCTTACCATCGAGCTCCATTCCCTTGAGGTGCTCGATGGCCTTGCGCTTGTTGGTCACCTCGCCGCTGCCGATCTCGTCCCGACGCACGCGATCCTCGCAGTGCTCGAGGAAACTATCGCACAACCGTGCGAACGTGGGCGAGGTACGCGGGTTGATGTAGCCAGAGTTCTCGTGCTCAGCAATAGCGGCATCATATTCTTGCTCAGCTATTTGCTTCGATTGAAAGCCGGGTTGACCGCCGCCAATCTGGCGCAGATCGATAACCCACTGTTTACGAGTTTTTGAAAAATGTGTTTTACGTGCCATGAGGGTGCTCCTGTTTTCTGTGTGAAAACGATTTCTCAAGTACAGTTATCGTACATTTAGTGTACGTGTACAAGCACAAAACGACTGTCAGGTTATTTGTGAGGAAAGCTGTTTGTGAGGAATCTGTGAGGAAACGCAAAAAGCCGCCCCGAGCGGGGCGGCGTTTTTGGCTTCCAGCTTTGGTTGCGGGGGTAGGATTTGAACCTACGACCTTCAGGTTATGAGCCTGATTCCGGGCCATAATAATATCAATGACTTACCAGAAATTGGCAGAAACCTAGGGACTGTAGAGGATGGCAGTGTACTCATCTGGACCTAAGTGGACCCCCTATCTGTGAGCAATCTGTGAGGTAACCTGACAGTCGTTTTACTTTCGCTTGCGAGCTAGGTTACGAGCTCGAGACATGATGCTCAGATTCCCAGGTGAGTTGTCAAGCGCGTTGCCGTTACGATGGTCAACGTCCTTGCCATCACCCTTCCGTACTCGGCCGGCCTTCATCATTTTATAGCGCGCTCGATTGCGTGACGCTCGCTTGGCTTTGCGTGTGACCGACTCGGCAGCGTACTCGGCTTTGTAGTTTCTCATCTAATCCTCATGATCAATAATTGACACCGTCCCGTCTGCCTCGACATAAGCTATTCGCACGCCTAATTTTTTTTGAAGCTGCGATCGT